TGTATCAATGCCGATGGCAGCACTAAGTGTTTTAGCTGTGGAAGGTATACTCCTGCTCAAAAGATAACCGAACCACCTAAGAAAAAGATGACAAAGAAAAACAAAAAAGAAGAAGAATTTATTTATGGGGATTTGTTACCCATAGCTCCTAGAGGAATACACCTCGATACCTGTAAGAAGTATGGTTACTACGTAGGTAACTATAGGGGTAAGACAGTACACATAGCCAACTACAGAAACTTTGATGGTGAGTTAGTTGGTCAAAAGATAAGAGACAAAGATAAAAAGTTTGAGACTACAGGCTGCATAAAAGATCACTTCTTTGGTCAACACCTTTGGCCGAATGGTGGCAAGAAGTTAATTATTTGTGAAGGCGAAATAGACGCATTAACAGTTTCCCAGTTAGGCTCTAACAAGTACCCCTGCGTGTCCATTCCGCAAGGAACTAACAGTGCCAAGAGTGCGTTTAAGAAAAACTTAAAGTGGCTTGAGTTGTTTGATGAAGTGGTCCTGATGTTTGACATGGATGAACCAGGACAAAAGGCGGTGAGTGAGTGTGTTAGTATTATCCCCACTGGCAAAGCTTATGTTGCTAAGTTACCTGGAAAAGATCCTAACGCATTACTGATGGAAGGCAAAGCACAAGATGTTGTTAGGGCTATGTTTGATGCCAAGCAGTGGAGTCCAGTGAACATCATAGATGGTGCTGATTTATTTGAACGTATATCCACAGTAAAGAAGAATGACTCAGTTCCTTATCCCTTCAAAGGCCTTACGGAAAAAACAAAGGGCATTCGCAAGGGTGAAATTTCTCTGTTCTGTGCAGGAAGCGGTGTTGGAAAGTCACAAGTTTGTAGGCAGATTGCTCACCATTTACTAACTACAACAAAGAAAACAAAGATAGGTTACATAGCTCTTGAAGAAAACATAGAGAGGTCAGCACAAGGTGTTCTTGGACTTGAGTTAGGAAAGCTATTGCACCTTGAGGATTTTGTAGTTGATGACAAGTACAGAGAAGCATTTAAGAAAACTGTAGGCTCTGGAAGGTTCTTTCTCTATGACCATTGGGGTTCTCTTAACACTGATCAGTTACTTTCACATATCCGTTATCTCGTAAAGGCACTTGGAGTTGAGTACGTGGTTCTCGATCACATCTCGATTGTAGTGAGTGGAATGAGTGAGTCAGAGATGGGAAACGAAAGAAGAGCTATTGATGTCTTGATGACAAAACTAAGAACACTTGTTGAGGAATCAAACTTTGCACTTATACTTGTCAGCCACCTAAAGCGACCAGAAGGGAACCGAGGGTACGAAGACGGAATCATGCCTAACCTATCAGCACTTAGGGGTAGCTCTGCCCTTAGTCAGTTAAGTGACATTTGCGTAGCCCTAAGTAGGGATCTTCAGAGTGAAGATAAAGTCACGAAGTTGTCTGTTCTTAAAAACCGATTTAGTGGGGAAACAGGACTTTGCAGTCACCTTGAGTACTGCCAGAGAACAGGCAGACTAACCGAAACAGAAATATCAGAAGAGTTTTAATATTATTACCATGAGTTACAAATACAACATCCTAATCAGTGACATAGAAACGAACGCAATAAAAAACTGGCAGACACTTGATGGTCTTGATCGGTTGCATTGCTTCACAGTTATAGATCCTACAACAAGTGAGTTGTTTGAGTTTAATACAATGAAAGACAATATTGATGAGGGCTTAAAGATGTTACAGGAAGCTGAGTATGTTTGCTTTCACAATGGCATAGGCTTTGATGCTCCTGCACTCTATCGATTGTATGGAATACGCTTCAACAAAATAGTGGACACAATGCTTATGGCAAAGGTGTTGTTTCCTGACATAGGTGATGAAGATGACAAGAGAGGATACGAGAAAGGTTTCCCTAAGAAGTTGAGAGGATCTCACTCACTCAAAGCTTGGGGTCTTCGTATTGGTGTGCATAAGGATTCACATGGTGAAGATGAAGACTGGGAGAACTTTAGTCCAGAGATGCAGACATATTGTAACCAGGATGTAAGAACAACGTTAGCACTCTACAAGTATCTTCTGGAAAACAGTACAGCCCCCAAGTCCCTTGTTATTGAACATGAGTTTGCAAAGCTAATTCGAGTGCAAGAGATGAACGGATTTCCCTTTGATGTTGATAAAGCCAAGGAGCTTGCAAAGGAACTTATGGTACGTCGGGTGGAGATAGAGAACGAGATGCAAGAGGTGTTTCCTCCAAAGGTAGAGACGATGAAGAGTGTTACTGGTTGGAAGGTTGAGGTTGATGGTTTTGAATATACTGCAAAGACAAAGGTACAGTTGAAGGCTGAGTTGAAACGTGCAGGATTAAAACAAACCATCAGTGATCTTGCAGAGAAGATGGGAAACAAAACCAAGACAATCCCATTTAATCCAGGAAGCAGAGATCAGATTGCTGAAAGGCTTATGGAAGCTGGATGGAAGCCAGCAGCGTATGAAGGCAAACGTCCAGAGATAAATGAGGGAGTGCTTAGAAAGATAGACACAAAGGAATCTCTTAAACTTCTTGAGTACCTGTTGTTACAGAAACGTCTGGGAATGTTAGCGGAAGGAAGACACGCCTGGTTAAACGCTGTTACAGATGAAGGGAGGATTCATGGGTCAGTCAACACTGCTGGAACTATTACTGGAAGATGCACTCACAACTCACCAAACCTTGGACAGATTCCTGCGGTTCGTTCAGAGTACGGAAAGGAGTGTCGTGAGTTGTTTACTGCTCCAGAAGGAAAGGTTCTTGTAGGCAGCGATAGTTCACAATTAGAACTTAGGTGTCTTGCACATTACCTGTTTCCTTATGACTCTGGTAAGTATGTTAGAGAAATCCTAGAGGGTGACATTCACACAGTGAATCAGAATGCTGCTGGGTTGCCTACAAGAGATCAGGCTAAGACATTCATCTACTCACTCATATATGGTGCTAGTGATACTAGGTTAGGTGAGTCAGTTGGTGGAGGAAGACCACAAGGAAAGAGACTAAGAAATTCTTTCATGGCTAAGATGCCAGCGTTCAAGAAACTACTTAGTGATGTTGAAGCTTCTGCAAAAAAACATGGGCATCTTACAGGCATCGATGGCAGGGTGATTAGATCAAGGTCAACACACTCACTACTCAACTTTCTGTTACAGAGTTGTGGTGCTGTTATAATGAAGCAGAGTCTTATTGAGTTTGCTCTACTGGCTTCGCATCCATACGAGATGCACGCAAACGTACACGATGAGGTTCAGTTCTCATGTGAAGAGGAACACGCAAAGGATCTTGGAAGAGAGTTTGTAGCTGCAATGGAAAAGGCAGGGAAAACTTTAGAACTTAAATGTCCACTAGACGGAGACTTTAAGGTTGGTAACAACTGGGCAGAGACACATTGATGAGTGATTTGTTTGATCCCCCTCCTCCAACTAAACATACTATTCTAAGTTTAGGAGCAGGAGTGCAATCTACAGCTATGGCATTAATGGCTTCTAAAGGTTTTATTAAACCTATGCCAGACTTTGCAATCTTTGCAGACACCCAAGCCGAGCCTCAATTTGTTTACGATCATCTAGAGTGGTTGATTAAAGAACTTCCGTACCCTGTTGAAGTTGTTACAGCAGGAAGTCTAACTGAAAAAAGTTTACAAGAACGTAAAAGAATTAAGGATGGAGTTCATTATATGCCAAAAGAAATACCTCTTTTTGGAATATTACCTTCTGGTAAAATAACAGGAGCTTTAGGTAGGCAGTGTACTAATGATTTTAAAATTCAACCTATATTAAAATATACAAAGAAAAAGTTTAACATCAAAAGAGGAGAAAAAGATCCTATGGTTACTGAATGGATTGGCATTTCCTGGGATGAAGTTCAAAGAATGAAATTCTCAAGAGTTCCTTGGACTATTAAAAGATATCCTCTTATTGAAAAAAGACTGAGAAGAACACAATGTGCGGAATGGTTGACGGATAACGGCTATGACATCCCAATTAGATCCGCTTGTTATTATTGTCCCTTTCATGACAACGAGGACTGGAGGCATCTTAAAAAAGAACATCCAGAAGAGTTTCAAAAAGCTGTAGATTTTGACAAAGAAATACGAGAGAAGTTTTCTAAATACGACAAGATGAAAATGCCAGTATTCTTACATAAATCATGTAAGCCTCTTGATGAAGTTGACTTTGATAACGATCAAGATAAAGGACAACAAGTGTTTGATTTTACATCGGAGTGTGAAGGAATGTGTGGAATTTAGAAAAGCAATTATGAGCAAAGAAAATAAAATAGAAGAAGTGATAATACATACCAAACTTTTAGATAAAGATTTTAGCCTTGAAGAAATCATTGAGTTGCTTCCGAGTGCTTTTAAGTACGCACAAATTGATGACATCTTAGAGATCAGCCTGGTTGATGCCTTGGAAGAGAACAGTCCTAGCCCTTATAAAATTAAAGAGTAAATGAGTTGATGAGTAGTAAAAAGAAAAGAACAGCAGTAATAGATGCCGACATGGTGATATGGAGAAGTTCATTCGCATCGGAACGTGAAATAAAATGGGACGATGACATATGGACACTCCAGTCAGACATGGATGAGATGAAGTCAATTGTTGATGAGTCAGTTGATTATATCCAAACAACAACAGAAGCAGATGATTACTTCATGGTCTTCTCTGACAAGCGTAACTTTCGGTACGACATCTTCCCTGAGTACAAGTCTAACCGAAAGGATAAAAGAAAACCCCTTGGACTAAAGGCATTGATGGAGTGGTGCTTCGAGGAACACAATGGGATTTGTAAGAACAACCTTGAGGCTGATGATGTTATTGGCATGATGTGTTGTGGGAAAAAGCACATGGTTGCTGTTAGTGGAGACAAGGACTTTGGCACTCTTAATTGTGAGTGGTTTAATTTTTTAAAAGCAGAAACCAACTACACAACAAAAGAAGAAGCCGACTACAATCACCTAGTTCAAACACTTTCTGGTGACTCTGTTGATGGGTTCTCTGGTGCTTCTGGCATAGGCCCAAAGACTGCAATGAAACTTCTTGATAAGCATGGCGCAACCTGGAGGACTGTTGTGGATGCGTATGAATCAAAAGGTCAGAACGAAGAAGAAGCTTTATTAAATGCAAGGCTCTCATACATCTTGAGAAGCCTCAGTGAATATAACGAAAAAGAAGGAGAAATTAGATTATGGACACCACCAACGAAAAAATAAATGAACTTCCCGATAGTGGAGAACGCACTGAATTTGAAACAGGTTCGGTGAGGGATTCAATGAAAGGCAAAGGTTATCCTAACCAACTGCCCATCAGTAGCTTACGCGCTGTCAGTCGCAGGTTCGAGGATGGAGCCAACAAGTATGGTTCACGCAACTGGGAGAAGGGTCAGTTCTACAGTAGATACATCGACGCTATTTACCGACATCTTTGGGCATACATGGAAGGATTTGAGGATGAAGATCACCTTAGTGCAGTGATCTGGAATGCCATGTGTTTATATCAAACAGACGAGTGGGTTAAGCAAGGTAAGCTACCCGATAAATTAAAGGATATTTAGGTTTGTTCACGTATACGAAGAAATAAACATCTATCGTATGGCACGAAAAAAGGTTTCATTAAGAAAAGAACACAAATCCAAAAAGGGTGGTCTTACTAAAAAAGGTAGGGATTACTACAACAGGAAAACGGGTTCTAATCTAAAGGCTCCACAACCAGGAGGAGGCGCAAGGAAGCGTAGCTTTTGTGCAAGAATGTCAGGAGTTAAGGGTCCAATGAAGGACTCAAAAGGAAGACCTACTAGAAAAGCTCTTGCCCTGCGTAGGTGGAAATGTTGATTTAAAAAAGAAATGAAAAGACCTCAATTAACTTTGCGTCAAAAGAATACGATGCAAAAACATTCAAAGCACCACTCCAAAAAACATTTAGATTTCATGAAATCACTGATGCTCAAAGGCACTAGCTTTAGTGAAGCCCATAAAAAAGCCATGAAAAAAGTAGGAAAATAAATAAATTATATGAGCTTATACAGAAATATTCACGCAAAAAGAGAAAGAATTAAACAAGGAAGCGGAGAAAAAATGAGAAAACCAGGATCAAAAGGCGCACCAACAGATAAGAATTTTAAGAACGCTAAGAAGACTGCTAAAGGTCGCAGTAAGCTGAAGATAAAGAAAAAATACTAATGGATGAACCCTTTCCAATTGTGTCGAGTGAGTTAGTAAAAAGGCTCGATGAGGTATTCCCTCCGAAAGAATTTAGCCCAAAGGATGATCTAAGACAGATGGATTATTACTTTGGACAACGTAACATTGTAAACTATTTGCGAGCAAAAAACGCAGAGCAACAAGAAAATATTTTAACAAACAACCGAGATTAAATTATGTGTATAGGAAGACCAAAAATGCCGTCAGTTGTAAATCAACCTGCACCTATGGCTCCACCTCCTCCAACGCCTCTTGCAGAAGAAGTTAAGGATAAAAGAAAAAACAAAAAAGATCCACGTAGACGAGGCACATCTTCCCTTACAATTAGACGGCCTTCAGTGAACCTTCCGACTGGCGGAAGCGGAGCAAACGTAAACTATTAAAAAAAGATAAACAGATATGGCATCATACATTACTAACATAAACCTAAACGTTGATAAACACGGAACAGCAGCGTCAGGTTTCACAACAACCAATTACACTGTTACAGTTCAAAATGTCTACGGACAAAACAAATATTTTATAAACGGGGCAGAGGCTTATACTTTAAACCTAATGGAAGGAAATACTTACGTGTTTGACTGGTCAGCAGCCATTAGCCATCCTTTTAAATTTTCGACAACAGAAGATGGAACTCATGGTGGAGGTACTGAGTACACAACAGGAGTGACAATAGACACAGCAGCATACACAACAACAATAGTGGTTGCTACTTCAGCACCTGATCTATATTACTATTGCCCTAACCACAGTGGAATGGGAGGTGCAGCCAACACGCCTAACGGAGGAACGTCATTGGATAGCTCTGGGAACGGAACTCTTGGATTAAATACTGTACCTGCTCTGAATCCAACCAAAGGAGGATCTTATGCATTCCTTGCAAGTGGCACTTTCAGTTCAGCAACTCTAAAGCTTCAGCACAAAGTTGGAGGAGCGTTTGCTGATATAGGCCCAGACGCCAGTCTAACTGCCCCTGGAGGGTGTGTTATAAAATCACCTCTTACTGAGTTCCAGCTTGTTATTACTAACCGAACGACTGGACAAGAAGACCTCTTTGTTGTATTGCAACCCGTAGACTAAAATTAAAATGTATAGTACAAATTCTCTTACAAGCCCACTTGCGATTACAAGTCCACTTTCTTTAAATAACGGCTCTTCCTCCTCCTCCTCCTCCTCTTCTGAAAGTGGTGGTGGCGGTGGTGGCGGTGGTGGCGGTGGAACGCCAACGACTGGAACTTTTGTAATGCCGTTTAGGAAAGGCGC